GTGGATGAGGCCAGCCATGAGCATATAGCCGTTCGTGCCGTCGTCGATGTCTTCGGTGAGGATGCCGCGCACGAGTGCCTTCGGCCAGTTGGCCCGCGTGGCGTCTGCGTAGTCGACCGTAGACAGTCCCGAGCCAACGCCGGTGTAGTAGACAAGGCGACCGTTCAGGAGCGTTCCGCCCGTGACATTACGCACGGGGATCAGAAACTCCTGTCCGATCTGTAGGTTCACTTCCCCGCCTGGTAGCCCGAACTCCAAGGTCCCGACTTCGGAATTCCATTGCAGTTTGCCGACGGCGGTGCTATCGGAATAGTCGGTGTTGAACTGTATATAGTCCGCGCCTTCCAGCACTTCGTCCGTGCTTTGGTTGGCCTGCTGGATAGCACGTCGAACTTCTTCTGGGCTATGGGGATTTGGCGAGCGACGCATTAGCTTATCCTCCGACGCCCGGTGGACTTGATCGTGGCGATGATCTGCTCCAAGCTCCAGCTTCGCGCAGTCTCCCCAGTCAGTTTGATTATCGCGGCTTGCCCTCGACAACCCGGCCGGACGCTGGCATTGAGCCCAGCGACGAATGTCCCAGTATCCGACTCAGAGGCACTCTCTGTCGCCTCGAATGTCAAGGCCGGGTACGTCGCCCACGTCACGTCTCCGCTGCCCTCGGCGACCTCGGCAGACATTACCAAGATCGATCCGGTTGTGCCATCCGATCCCAGCGCGAACGGCCCAATCACCGCGTATGACGAGAATGCCGTGCCGCTGTCTGACTCGGCCAGCTCGCTCAGCCGACGGAGTGTTCCATCGCGACCGCCGAGGATAACGCCGGAGTCCTCGATCGTAATGCCCTGGACGGCACAGGTCGCGGTCGGCTCGTAGTCGGAGGCTATCGCCACGGGCCAGAACGTCTTGCGATCCCAGTCGAGCCACCAGTGCGTGCGTGCATTAGACGAATCAGGAGTCAAGTAGATATGAACGCCCCTTCCGCTAATGTCATACTCCAGAGACACGGTGACCATGTTCGGGTCGAGGTTCAGGAACTCACGCGGCAGAGTCTCTCTCGACATCGACTCTGGGTATGAGCTCCCGCCGGGTGCCAGTGCGTAGATGCCGTCCAGTGAGAGGAAGATCAACTCGCCGTTGGGCCCGAGGGTCCATGCGTTTCTGCCGATAATCCCGACCGCTGCGCTAAGCGAGTCGAGCTGTCCACCAAAAGCCGGGTCGCCACGGAGTCGCCAGATTTCGCTCCGGCATCCCATGATGAGGTAGTCGTCGCTGTGAGGGATGAGGGCGGTAATTGCGGTTCCTGGAACGCCAGCCTCACTATTTGTACCTGCAACAGCTCGCTGGCTGTCGGGTTGTGCGTAGTCCCAGTCAAGTGGATCTCCTTGGCGGCTCATGTACCATACGTGTGGGGCAATCTCAGCACCGGCCAGAACGATCCGGTCGAGGTATCGGGCGATCAGCGGGTTGCCCGTGGGGACCTGTCCGACGCCGTCTGTCGCTGTCATTATGGAAATAATATTCAGAAGTGGGTCGTATATCTTCGGAGCCCGCTCGATCCGGTAGGCGCAGGTTCCGTCGCCAGGAGCGCTGTCGAGTGTGACGCCATTTGTGGCGTGGACCGACACGATCGCGTAGGTCCCGGCGACTGTCGCGCCGCCGACATTATTGATTACGCACACGTCACTGTCGGGGTCGATCCCAAGCGTCGACCAGTCCTGGCCCGCAACGTCGTCCAACACAGATCCGGATACCGTTCCGTCCGTTCCGGAGCCTCGCGTGTCGCCGTAATCTGCGATGTAGAGCTTCTGCCCGCTCTGCGCTGACGTGAGCGGCACGTCGCTGCGAACCGTCAGATCGGACGTAACGACCGTCATCCGACCGTAGGTTGTCTCGCGCCATAGATCGCCGCCAGCCGAGGCGATGAGCATCGACCGGAGCACGTCAACGGAGCCCGTCGAGTAGTATTGAACGCGGAACGTGTTCACGAGCGTCAGCTCATCGTCCTGGATGGTTTGCAGCCCGAACCCGACGCCAGACCCCGGATGTGAGTCGACGGTCGCTGACTTCGCAACGACGCCATTCCAGTAGACAGTAACCAAGTCGCCGACCACGGTGGCCGACAGCCAACCTGGGGTCGGTATCGCGGGGATGTCAAACGTGAAACTGTTGTTACTGTGGGCTCCGCCGCCGGTCAAGGTCTGAATCTTCCCGAGGCCGGTATCTGCCCCGCGAGCAAACCAAACCTCCACCATGACCCCGGCGTCCAGATAGTTGGGCGTCGTGTCGTCGAGTCGTAGGTAGATCCGATACTTGCCACTGAAAGCGCCGGCCCACGGCGTTAGGAACATCTCAACCGTGTAGGCTTGGGACGTATCGATCGGAAGGGTGTCAAGCGTGACTTCACCTTCGTCAACGGACGTGTCGACGCCAGCAAGCGCCGACGGCAAGATGTTGGGGATGTCGCTCGCCCAGCTTGCCTGCGTCCATGCGTCGGCCATCGCCGTCCCGCCGAAGTTATCCGACCAGGCCGTGAAGCCGTCACCGAGAGCAAGGACCATCGGGTCCAGCAGCCGGATGGCAGCCCCCAGGTTATCGTAGTGCGATACGATCAATCCTGGGCGAGACCCCCCTCGCTCCCGCCCCTGAAGACTGCCCTTGGGCCGCACGTTCAATAGGTCGCGAGAAGTGTAAGGCGGTTGCTGCCTGTGCGCCCCTCGACGATTCAGCCCGCCGAGGGGAAACTTGATGTCAATGAGCTTTTTCTTCGCCATTGCGGCCTAATCCTATCGATAGCAAGGGACGTTGACCGCAACCTCATTGATCTGGACGTGGCCGTTTGCAGCCTCAGACGTGTCGACAGTCGTCACGTCAATGAGGATGTTAAGCACGCTCCCGGCCGCCAGCTCGTCGCCCGAGGCGTCGCCAGTGATCGTGAAGTTCTGCGCCGCTGCCGCGACAACGTCTTTGATGTCGATTGCAGCCGTCGCTTGGATGTCGGTGCTGTCCAGGGCTCCGCCTTTGATGTGCTTGACGATCAAGTCCAGCGGGCTCGCCGTGTCTCGCGAGTCCGACACGAGGCACGTAATGTCGACGGTCAAGTCCTCGCCGACAACGTAGTCTTCAGGAACCACGAAGTCGAACATCGCGTACTCTCGCTGCGTCCCGGTCACGCCGCTATTGGATTCACTGCCGAGGACTGCCGTTCCGGCCGCCGCTCCGAGACCAAGTGTCCCGCCGTTGCCGTCGGGGGTGGTCGGGAGGAGGGTCTGTGCCGCGTCCTCACACCGCAGATCGGACAGGGCGATGGTGAATTTCTTCGTCACGGTCGCCAGCGTGAGCGCACCGTTCGCGGCGAGCGTGGCGTGACTGGAGACGGCAACCTCCTCGAAGCTGTCGCCATCAGCGACCAGGAGCATGCCCGCCGTATAGACGGTCGTGCCGACATCGGAGAGATCCGACAACTCAGTGGTGGCGGCGGCGGCGAGCGCCTTGAAGGCGGCTGACGTGTCGGAGCCCTCGTTAACGTAGAGGGAGGTTTCGGCCCCGCCGTCCGTGTGTTGAAAAATGCACCCGGTCGCGTAGCCAGCAACGCCGTCTGACGGCACGGTATCGCCAGATAGTTGGAGCAGGCCGCTAAGGTCGGCAGCGGGCGGACCCTGGCTCAGTACGGAAGCGGTTCGTTGTTTCATCTGTTTCCTCGGTTCAAGAGTTGATTGTCAATAAAAACCAAAAACTTACGATCGTGAAAATCTCGTGTGGCTGTACTCGATAGACTCACCGGCCTCGCCACCGCCAGAAGCGCCAGCGCCAGATATGGCACTGATTACCCCCCTTGCCTTCGGCCCCCTCACAATAACAGAGTCGCCAACTTCCATGAGGACGACGCCTTCGCCATCCACTGCGGCGGCTCCGAACGCCAGGTATACCGGAAAGGCCCCTGAGGCGGCCTGGGACTGGAGTTGAATGAGGAGGTTGTCTCGGTACTTATCGGCGGCGTAAATCTCCTGCTCAGTGTCAGGAATCAGAATCCAGTCGCCAACAAGTGCGAAGCTCCAGTTTGTATTGTTGTCTCCATCCGTCCAGCCTGGCGCAACAATTTCCGACGTGGAGCCCGAGGCGTCGGAGTGTTCCACGCTCCCGACCCCGCTGATGACGGATACCCCCGTGACATCGATTGTCCAGGCGGCCGAGGCGTTCATGGTCTGACCGAACGCCGAGAAGTCCCCGCCAATCACCCACGCGCAGCCATTGAACGTGTCGGCCGCTGACGGGAAACTGAAGCCGAACTCAAAGTCGCAGTCCGCAACTGTCGTGATGGTTTTGCCGTTCGGGTCGAACGTGCCCGAGGTGCCCGTGAACGCCTGCATGACGAGGTCGTCGCCTGGCGTGACGGTGCCGGCTGACTTAGCAATCGTGATAGCTTCAGTCGTCTGTCCGCCGAAGTCAATCGCTTGATTCTCGCCGCCCGAGAACAGCATCGCCCCGTCACCCTTCGTATACGTGATCGTGCCTGAGGCTTGGTTCCGGATAACATCGCCCTGGAATTCGATGTTTGGATTGTTTGTGAAGCTGTCTATTGTAAGTGTGTTTGTGCCAGAATTGGTCATAGTAAATCTGTCCGAGAAAATGTAGTCGCCGAGCTGAAGCGTCAGGGTGGAATTAACCCCGGCCGCAACAAATGTTACCTTTCCGTGATATGTTGCTGGCACGAAAATTGCACCGGGATGAATGCTAGACGCTTCCATATCCGTCGACATAACCGCCCCGGCATGATAAAGTAAGATGCCATGCCCACTTGTCGTGGCACTAAACGAAACTCTCGCTCCGCCTGAAATCGAGCTATTATCATGCAGATAAGCATCACTACTACCGCCGCCAAAGATTAACCACACCCCAGAGCTTAAAGTCAAGTCACCGTGGTTTTGTAGCTCACCCGTAATCCGCACAAAAACACTGGGAGCAGCAGATGCAGTAATCACTGAGTCATCCCCAGTTAGGATATTATTCAGTGGCGTTCCGCTCTCTGCGATCCAACTACACGTCCCCGTAAAAATGACAGTAGACTCCCCGTCATCAAGCGTCCCAGTAATCCCAGAATAGTCAAACGTCCCGTTCTCGATGCTCAGCGTCCCCGTCCCCATGTCGAACGTGCCCGAGGTGTCAAGCAGCACGTCGGCCCCGTCAGCACACGTCAAGTTGAACGTCGCGTGATCCACGTCCGCGTCGCCTGAGACTGTGTAGTCGTGCGAGACGCTGTTCGCCCCCATGACAAACGTGCCGCTCTCCAGCGTGAGGTAGCCCGTGTCCTTGTCGATTGTGAAGTCGGGGATCGTGTAGCCATGAAAGTCGATGTCTTGATCGGAGTCTCCATCGAACACGATCGGCTCGGAGCCTGGAGTCCAGATGAAGTCGCCTCCGCCCGTAACCCCATCGACTGTGTCGCCCTGGAGGTGCCAGATGCACGCTCCAGCATCATTACTGTCGTCAACTGTGATGTCGGCCGCGTTGTCTAGGTCGATCGTCAGCGCACCTTCGACCGTGACACTAGTGGCCACGCCGGTTTCGAGTGTCACGGTTCCGGCGTCATTCGTGCTTTCAAGCTCCAGTGAGCTGAACGTGTAGTCTCCAGCCTGTAGGGTCAGTAGTCCGGCGCTCGCCGCTGAGTTGTAAATCTTAACCGCTGAATCATAGACTCCAGGAGGCAAGTCCGGAGACGTAGTCGTTGGCCTCATTTGGAATTGAGCGATGTCTATTGTTGTATCAGCACCGCGAGACACGAAACCCTTCCCAGCTCCAATCGCCACTGATAAAAAAGTCCCGGCTCCACTAAGGCTTGCTCCTGGGCCAGTTGTCATTACAGCCCCGATATGCTGAAGCGAAGATCCGGCCCCGATAATCAGTGACCCATTGATTATCAAATTGCTATCCATATTAAATGCACCAACTGAGGGTAGCACGGACGTGCTGCCACTTGCGATTGTAACGGCATTCAAATTACATGCACCGCCAGCCTTTGGCACCCAGTCGCAATCCCCGTCAAACGTAACGGTCGAGGAGTCCTCATCCAGCGCATTCAGCGCAGAATAATCAAGCGTCCCATTCAGAATGCTCAGCGTGCCTGTCCCCATGTCGAACGTGCCTGCCCCAGCCAGGATCACGTCGCCGCCATCATCCATGGTAAGATCGTAAGTTGCTAGGTCGATGTCCTGAGTGAAGGCGGCTTGCATGTCCATATTACCGAGCGCCCACGGCGCGGACACCAAGCAATTAGCCGACGAGTTTCCGTCGAAGATGGCGTCGTCGCCAGTGCCCGGCACCGACGCGCCGGCAGCGCCACCCGTGCCAATGATCGACCAGTTAGCCGCAGCGGCGTGGTCAGTCGACGTTGTCCCTAGCCACCAATGGTCAGCCATTATTACTTCCCGCCTTAAATGAAATCAACGAACCTGTCCGCCTCGGCATACTCCGGGGCTATTTCGGTGGGTAATACGGCTCCTCTTCACTGTACTGCTCCTCGACAGGAGGCTCGTCGGGAATGTCGCGAACGCGAAGGTGACAACTAACTGCCAAGAACATCTCTTTGCCTTCGGGAATCGAGTCGGGGGTCTTGCCGTCCACAATGAGCTTGACGTTGCTCTGAATGCCGGCAATGTCCTGAATTTCTGCCTTCAGTGTCGGATAATCTTCTTGCGTCACGACTGAGACAAGGGGAAGGACAACCACTGCGTACTTCTGATTCTCTGGGACTGTGACAGCGTCGCGCTGTTTTGACCGCTTATTGATCGCGATGCAAAGCTGCTCGTCAGCGCTGGGAATGATAATTGTCTTGGTCAATGGATTACTCCGTTAGGGTTATGCGGACGGGGCCGCGCCAGGTCGATATTCAATGTCTTCCGATGTCTCGATGCCGATCGTCGGGGTGCCTGCGGCAAACCCGTATGCCGCATCACGAGCTTTGGCTCCAGTCACCCGCACCGAGCAGCCGGGGTACAGGAGGACGATGCCAGTTGCGGTGACTGCCGCCTCACCGAACGCCAGGTATACCGGATTGGCGTCGTGGAGCTGAAGCGTGATATGGTCCCGGTAATCGTCGGCAGCGATGATAAGCTCGCTACTGCCGCCGGAGAGTGTTACTGCTGATGCCGCCATTACTTCTGCTCCTTTTTCTTCTTACTAAAAACGTCAACGAGGCTCTGCAAGCCAGGCGGCGTATATTTCTTGCGAGTCGCCGCAGCCCTGCCTGCTGCATTCTTAGCGGCAGCGGCTTTGACATCGGCAGCGACTACCTTCTTCCTGGCCGCGAGTTGCTTTGTGGTAGCACGCACTCCAGATGGACGTTTAGGAGCTTTATAAGCCGCCCGCGCTGCCGCCTGATGTTTATCAACGAACGCCTTCTCTTCCGAGGCTGTTCTTTTTCTCTGCTTCTGTGGCATTAGTAGGTGACCCCGTCAATGACTATTGGATAGTTTGAGTATGCTGCACCGTAACGTCGGCTGCGATCGTAGTATTCCTCGACATGCCCCATCTGCCCGAATGAGCGAGCGTCACGCTTTCGATCGCGTGCAATAGCGTCAGTCAGTAAAGCATGATACTGTGCCGTGTGATTTCCGATTTCGTCATTCAGCCTGGACTCCGCAACCGCGAGGCATGACTCAATGTAAAGCTCTGCGAGCTGCATCCCACCGAGCGGGTACGGGTAGCTATCAGACAGCGCACCGTTGTAAGCCTCGTACTCGTAGAGCAACACAAACGCTTGGTCGGGCTGCGGGAAGAACAGAACTTCCTGCCGCTGCCCACTCGACCCGTCGGAAGGCTTGTAGCGAGTCGCTGCATACCTCGGGTAGCTGGTGTATGCGTTTATTGCACGCATTTCCAGCAGCGTTTCGATAGTAGTGACAGTGATGGATGTTCGATACTTGTTCTCGGAAAAATTGAACGAGCCGACGACACGACCAAGGTCGTCAGGCAAGTCATACTTCGACGTGTCTGCGATTTCCGTCGGAGTCCAAGCGTTCGTTGTGTCGTCATCGTCGTCAGACGGATACCATGTACTTGTGCCATCAGCAACACCAGAGACGCCATAAAGCGTCATCTCAGACCCGTCGTCGCTCACGTAGGTCGCCCTGGCCAGCGTGGTGGTCTGCGTGATCGAGTCGCCCGCCGTAAAGCTGCCGCGAGTCAGGGAACCATCGATTGCCTGTTGCAGCGTAAGCGAGGTGGTCGGCCGAAGCCAGGACCATTCGTGACCGACAGTAGCTTCGCCTGCCGGGAGCGGATAGTACACTCGCCGGATGCCGGACTGAATGATGTCGTCAATCTCGTTCTCCTGTGCCGTGTCCCACCCGGAGCGGCCATAGTCCAAGAAGAACCCCACGGCCTGCCGTAACTCCGGAAGGCCAATTGATAAACTCGACTCAGCCATATCTTCATCCTAATGCATCGGAGAAAATTGGGGGCCGACGTGAAGAGAGGTAACGTCGGCCCCCGTGCGTCCGGGCCCGCCTTCCGCCGTCTTTTCGGACGATTAGGCGAGGACCCGGAGTTGATTACGCAATCTGCGGATCGGTCTTGGTGCGTCCCGTCAACATCCATGCACCATCCCACTCGAAAGTGACTGAGTCACCAATGTTGGTATCTGCGGTCTCCCAAGTGACCGTGGCAAGCACCGCGTCGTCAAGTGCGTCTGTTACTCCGGTAGTAACCGTCAACACGAAGTCATTCGTGCCAAACTTAACGGCGATGCCCTCAAACTTCTTTCTGATACCGGGGATTGTCCCGTCAGCAAGGACAAATGTGGCGTTGCCGGTCGTGAGATCCGCTCCGATAATATACGTCGTGCCGCCGATCATCACGCCAACGAGAGCAGCGTTAGTGACCGCCTGAACGGTCTGAACACCGCCGGACGGCACACCGACCTGGAGTCTCGCCATGCACTTCTGTGCGGTGGCGACATAGGTCGTGGTCTGCATCGGAACGGCCGAGCCCTCGCCGGGAAGGCCGGCATAGATGAACTGCCCGACGGTCGCGGCGTCCACGCTGAATGTGAGCAAGCCAACACCGATCACGGTGCTGACTGCAACGTAGATATTACACACCGAGCCAGGGGTGTAAATCTCAATGAGCTGGCCGCCGGAGACGGCCGCGTAAGCGCACGCCGCAACGCCAGCGAAGTGCTGAGCATTGAGGATTGTGGGCGTCTCGACCTCGTTGAATCGCCGGCCGCTGTAGGACGTAACGGGGATCGGAGTCGTCGCATAGTCCCAGTTGTAGCAGATTGCCTGCCCTTCCTTCAAGGCTGCATTACTGGAATACCAGACCGTGATCTTGATTCCAGGTGCGATCGCCAGGGGCGAATTGATTGCATGACTTCTCATCTTTTATCTTTTCCTTTTCATTGTTGTTTATGAACTCAACTCACACTGCGGCCCGACGGCCGCCTGCCTTAGCTCGCGACGTGGAAGACGGCTTGACGACGAAGGTCCGTGCAGATCATCTGCAACGTAGCGTCCAGATCGACGCGCCGGACATTGTGCTTGTCAGCAACCATGTACGGCGAAGTCAGATTGTTTTCCCAGCCGGACAGGCACCCGATTGCGAGCCACTTCCAATCCAGCATGTAGATCGGATTCTCCGTATCGTAGTTCAGGAACGGCGCGTAGGTCAAGGGGGTGCCCTTGAAGATCGTCCGGCCGCCCTTGCTGTCCAAGTCGTTGCCGAGGTTCATGTTCTGATCTTCGAGGATCTCCTCCAGTGTAGACAGAACGGAGTTGTTCGTATAGATTCCATTCTTCATCGCGCCCAAGTCGGGATTGGCGTGGGAGACCGGCGAGCGAAAGCCCGTCAGCCGATGGCCGTTTCGCATCTTGCGAACCAGATCCTCTTTGTCGACCTTCAAGTACGGCGACGCGAAGTTAGCCCATCGCGGGTAATCCGTGGACGACTTGCCAGCACGGCCAGCGGAGAAGCCAACCGGGTCGACACCAGTGAAGCTGGCGAATGTCGACTCGGTCGCGCCCTTCGTCACCCAGTATTCGATCCCGTAGGGCGTCCGCTCGTCGGACGAGTCGTCCGGCTTGCCCCACAGCATGCTTTCGAGCGTCTCGTAGAAGCTCGTCATCATCCCGATGTACTTCGTCTGGATGAGATCGACGATCTTGGACCCGCCCATCTGAAACGCCTTTTCCCGAACGTCGAAGACGTAATGGGCATTGACGTGACGCGGCTGCACTTCAAGCTGGATCGTCGTCTCGTTGATCGCCGAACCATCGGTCTCATAGAGGCCGACCGCCTTGGCGCTGTGGTTGTGGTCGACCTGGGCGAAGAATCGCCAGTCGTCGCCACCGTCAAACTTCATCTTCTTGCCCTTCCACATTTCGCGCACGGCGACGTGGTCGGTCAAGTCGGTTGCCATATCAACGAAGGAGCCTCGCTTGATGAGGTTTTCCTGCGTGAGCCTTGCGGCATCGGGTACGTCTGCGTATGCAATTCCTGCCATGTTATTCTTTCGTAGTAAGCCCGGAGGCTACCGACTACCCATACTTCTCGTCAAGCAGTGCGGCAGTATGCTCCTCGGGTGATTGTGTTGATTTTGTTTTCTTTCCGCCTGCACGGTGGATATGCTGACCGGCCCGTTTACTGAGACCGGCTGACACTTCCTTGTCGTGTAGCGCTTGGTACTCGTCCGTAAGGACGAGTCTTGCCGAGGCGCGGAAAATTTCTTCGCGTGTCGGCGATTGCTGGCCCGACGCTTCGTAGCCGGCCATCTGCACGGAACACTGTTTCGCGATCGCGTCGCGCTTCGCAAGTTGCGAACTTCCTGGGGTCTGGTCTCCGTGACTACCTTCCCCTAGGGCTTCCTTGAATTCGAGCTTATTGATTTCCGAATCGAACCACTGTACGACATCGCGATCGGACGCTGCCTGGCTGGCGGCCATGGTGGCATCTTGCGACTCCTGGAACGACGCAATTGCGTCCTGCTGACTCTTCAGGACACCCTTCATTGCTGCAAACATCTCGACGGTCTTCGGGTCGTATTCCTCCGGATCGAGATCCGGGATCGCAGCGAGCGGGTCTGCGGCCGGCTCGGCCAGCTCTTGCTGTGTATTCTGTGCGTTCGAGACGAGGGACTCGACCAACCCAGTCATCCGTAGCAGCGACTCTTCGGAGTCGAATGACCTTGCGTCCTGAATTGAAATTCCAGCTTGGACGGCCGCAGTCAGTGCCGCGTCACCTATGGCTGGCGCGGCGGGCGCTGGCTCCGTCGGTTCAATGACTTCAGCCTCGCTAGTATCCCCTTCAGTTCCATCTTCAGATGGCTCAGCGCCTGGATCTCCGTGGTCTGCGTCGTCCGCGACGACATCGGCGGCCGGCTTTTCTTGCTCGTCTTCGCTCGGCAGATCATAAGTGGTCTCGCTGCCTTCAGTTACGACGGTAACGGCTTCACCGGCCTCGGTCGGCTCGGGGCTGACCTCTTCTTCGGCCGAGGTGATAAAAACGTCAATCTCTTCCACAAAGGCTTTTTCGTCTAGTGCCATGGCTCTCTCCTCCATTGGGTGGTTAGTTAATAGCTTGCTCGCAGCCCCTTATAGCCGAAAGAACATAGCACCGCTCGATCATCGGCGCGTTGTCTTCCTCAGCCTGAGTGATAAAAAGGTCAATCTCTTCCGTCAGTTCATTGTCAAGTGCCATGGCTCTCTTCTCCATTGGGTGGTTAGTTAATAGCTTGCTTTGTTGTGCATGCCACGAAGCTTCAGAGCCCTCTTCTGGTGAGCGGGGCTCGTGTAAATCGGGTCGCCGTCACCAGTTACCTCGGTTTTACAGCCTCGATCCGAGAGGAATTTACGAAGTTCCCCAGCCTGGGAGGCATTGACGCCGGACGCGAAGCACGGCTTCATCGGCCAGCATTCGCCCCCGGCCCGACGGGTCCCGCTGTGCTCGGCTTGAAAGCTTCGCTCGGCAACCCGCCCGTCATCCAGGGTGATCCGCTCTGGGGCCTTACCCATGCAGAAGACCCTGTCGACGATCTCTCCATCTCCGGTTTGGTAACAATAGGTGATCTTCATCGCCCTATTATACCAAACACTCAAAGAGTCTCGGAAAACAGTGAGCAGCTACTGAGCTGCCTGGTCGCCTCCTGGATTGCCGCCGAGCAGTAGCTGCTGCATATTGGCACTCGCACCGCCAGGCGTCTGGCCGGCGCTGGAAACCCGATCGTATTGCCTCGTGGTGTTCGCCGGCTTCCCGGCTGGAGCTCCCGCCTGGCCGGCATTCTCCAGCGGCGGTTGATCCACGAACGTGACGAGCTCCGAGGCATCGGGCATGTCGGCGTACTTGGCAGCCTGTTGCAAGATCGCCTGTACGTCAATGCTTCCGCCGACCTGCTGAATCAGCGGGGCAAGCGGAAGCACGAGCCGCTCGACAAATGTCATTAACTTTTGGAGCATTATTGTCGGGCTATTTTCTTGCATCGAAAAAACGTCAATGTCAAGATTATACGAATCAAACTTACCCTTCTTCGACTTCTTGGAAAAATCGACCGGAATCGTCATTCCCGCCATGCCGGGAACCGGCTTCTCAAGCAGCCGCCGCTTGATCGGATCGTTCCATTCGTAGTAAGCCAGGGCCTTAAAAATATCACGCACAACATCAGTTGTGCTGTCACTCATGCCGCGCAACTGTGCGCCGGCCGCCTCAGAGATGAGTTTGTCCTGTCCAACGGTCGCGGTCTGCGGAGCGAGTCCACCAAGGCTGTCCAGGTTGCCGGCCACGTAGCTGCTGAGCTGTTGGACCTGCATGAAGAACGCGAGCGTCTTCTGGTCGACGCCGGGTGTTGCAAGGAGCGCGGGCTCTGTGCCAGTGTACGTGATGCCGTCCTGATCCTTCGCGTTTTTGAAATTCTGCACACTTTCGCTATCGCCGCCCCGGAATGCCATGACAGACTTTTGCCCATCGGCCTGGTTTTCGAGTTTTCGGAACAGCGAATTTCCGAGCTCATGCAGATCGCGCCATAGCCCGACAGGCGGCAACGGCATGAGCTGCCCCGGCACGTCGGTGAAACCGAGCTTGTAATATGGCCCGCGCTCAGGTCCGTCCCACTCTACCACCTTGAAGATCCGCTCGTTCTTGATGCCGTATGTTATGAGTAGCTTCTCGTTGGGGAGCCACACGTCACGCATCCACAGCTTATCGCTGAACGTGTCGCTGGGCTCCCTGCCGGCTGTGGACTCGGTGCGGTCTTCTCCGTTTTCTCCGCGCGTCGTGTAGTCGTCAGGTTTCAGATCGACGAGGGCTTTTTCCATGGCCCAACTCGACTCCATGACATCCTTGTAGTCGAGCCAGTAGTCATTCCCCTCGTAGTCAATCAGGTCACCATGCTTCGCGTTCATGTCGATGAAGTGATCGTCCATCGTCACGTTATCAACAAACGGCTCGCCGACATCGTGACCCAGTGCCTGGCCGACGGTATGCAATCCACACTTCACAACGCCCCACGGCGAGAAAAGCGCCTCAAGAACCATTTGTTGTAGCGTTCTCCCGAGCTTGATTTCTTCGGGGATCATATTGATCGCCAATTCCATGTTCGCTGCCGTCGGCTTCTGGCTGATGACACGGGTTGAAAACATCGCACGAGGGGCCCGTGCAGCAAGAAGCCGCACGTAAATCATCACTGCGAGCGCCAGCATATTGACCGGCACCCGCTTTTCTAGCCCGTCACGAGAGTAATGGGCACCGACAAACAGCTTTGCCGCCTCAATCCGATTCTGCCGAGGAATCCTGAGCTCCTTCGTCGACCACTTAATGCTCTGTCGCAGCCGATCCATGTGTTTCTCGTTCAGTGGGTTCATTTTTTGTCCTTCGCTATTGGTGTTACCAGCCCCTCCGGTCTGGGTCTACCTTAGATAATTCTCTCTGTTGGTTCCTCCACGCAAGTGAACCAATCGGTATCTTTCGAGTCTCTACGAC